GAAAGCCTCGTAACTATAAGTACGAAAACGCTCCTTGGGAAAAAGAAGCTTATGGGCGTGAAGAAGAGTTATATAAGAAGTGCTGGTTATAACAAATTGATCTAAAAAAAGTGAATTATTTTCACTAATTCCCTTTACAAAGGTCCCAAAATAGATTATAATATACCTATATTAAATGATAAAGAAAGGATATACATTATGAAAAAATCAATCTTAAATGCGATCAACTCCATCAGTTCTACTGAAGAAATGAACGAAGTAATTAATTTAATAAAGCTCAAGCAGCGCCAGTTACGTGATGTTAAAGCTTTCTCAATTAAAGCTAGTCTTAATGTTGGTGATACTGTTAGCGTCAACGGTCGACACGGTAAGAAAACTGGAGTGATCGAAAAAATCAAAGTCAAAAAGGCAATTGTTAGAATCGATGGTGGCCTTTGGGATTGTCCTTTAACTCTTCTGGAGGCAGTATAATATGTCATTAAGTAAAACTGAAAAATTCACTGCAATTACATGGGGTTTAGCTGGAGCTTTACTTCTTACATTGTTAGTCAATGCTGTTGAAACTTCTCTTGATCGACCTGATGTTCATATCAGTCATTCTACTGGAGAATGTGTAAGAGTTCTTAATTACGTTGAAGGAGATAGCTATTCTTGTAATAATTTTCCTTCTAAATATAACAAAGTGTGGGTAAAATAATATGTTGATATGGCAAAAAGAATCTCCAGTTACTGGTGAAACCAACACAATGGCTATCAATGCGACAGTTGAACAAGTCGAGTTGTGGCAAAACGGTACGCTTATCCAAGAAGCTATGCCTTCAGCAACTGCTGATCAGAGGGAGTTTCTAATCAGTGGCTGTACTCCAGCATGCTGGGATCAATTAGGAGGAGAAGAGTAATGAAGGGCATGGCGTACTGTGACTACATTGCGCATTCAGTAATAAAGCCGGCACTAGGAGAAGATGGCTTTATTACTGAAGTTGGTAAAGTTAAAATGGATCTTTGTCCTAAAGAAGGATACTTAGTATCTACAGCAAAGACCATCAATGTCAAAGATCAGAATGGCAAAGAATATAAAATTACTGTTGAAGAAATTTAAAATAAGTGAAAATAAACGTTTACAAACACTGTAAACTATGATATAATATACCTATATTAAATGATAAAGAAAGGAAAAGATTATGGATAGAATGGCAATGATCAAAGCAGCTGCAGAAAAAGCTAAGCAAGAAGTAGAATTTAAAGCTGCTGTAAACAGGGTTTATTCTAAACCAAAAGACCACTATAACAAGCTTACGAAGACAGTCAAAAAGGCTGCTCATCAAGCTCCTGGTAGTCTTGAATGTTTTAAAGAAGAAAATATGTTCTATACAGACAAAGAGACTCAAGATTTTATTGCGGGTTCATCTTTAATGGATGCATACAACGATCAAAAAAACGATTGGGATTAAGCTATGACTCAGTATACTGATAAAGTTGAATACGTAAAGCGTAAACAATTTGTTGAAGAATGGGCTGCTAAATGTGATTATATGCTAGCTCAAAATGGTTATATTGAGCGTAGCTTTAATAGTGGTTTAATAACACGTTCTTATGCTGATGGTAGAACTGAAACAATTCAAGAGTCTATGGACTTTGCAAGTCTTATGAAATCGGCACCAATCAAATGAACTATATTGGATCTATAAACTACACCCCATCGGGTCGTAAAAGAAAGAGCAAAGCTCTTAAGACAGTGCGTAAAACCAAGCGAGTGTTTAAACCACTTAAGGTAGAAAAGTCTTTAGCTGAACTTAGAATGGAAGAATTCAATACCAAGTATCCATCTTTTACTGGAGAATCTAAATATCAAACTCCAGAAGACACCTCTTGGAAAGCAACAGAATCCAAGAATTTCACAGTCGCGCCAGCATATAATAAAGGCGCATATCAAGTAATTCCACGTAAAGATGTGGAACATATAGGAAAGTAACTATGGAAATCATAGAAATAGCAGCAGGAATCGCCTTCGCGGGCTTTATTATGTGGTTTGGAATAACATCATCAATTATAGCAGCAAATGAAAACGCCGCAAGACGTAAAAACTTTGATGCCGGAACTCATGATTATTATGGTAATAAACTAGGAGAAGATGATGACAAATAACATGTTACTTAGTGAGTTTAACGGCTCAGATGATTTTAAAAATCGTAAAGCTGAGGTACTACGTTCGTTTGGAGATAATCCTAGGTTTGGAATTCGAATGTATATTGATGGCGAATCTCTAGGCATTGAGTGGTACAAAGGACATAACGAACTGTATGCTGAGTCAGCTGCTGAAAACTATGTTCTAGGCATTAAAAACTATGAAAGGAATTAATTGAAAATAATTGTTTACATTTGTAGTAAAGTATGTTATAATAGATCTATATTATAAAAGGAGTAGATTATGGCGAGTAAATCATTGGAGAAGGCTAGAGTTAAAGGCCGCAAAAACAGAAGTTCTATTGATTCAATTAAGATGGGTGATGAACCAATCTTTAATAAAGGTGAAACTTCAAAAGATGCAGCAAAGCGATTAGCTTTGTGGAGTAAAGCTGCTGCTTGGTATAACTATTTCTATAAGCCTAAAGACTATATTGATCCTGTATTATCCTTTGCTACTGAAGTCTGCAAGTACGATAAAGATAAAATTAGAACTCTTAAGAAGCTTAAGGATTGGGAACTTACTCTTACTCTTGGTAAAGTAGCAAAGCTTTGGCAAAGAGGCTATGAATATACTAAGCCTGAAATGAAAAGATGGAAAGCAGAGCTTAATGAAATCTATATCAAAGCACAAACAACCATAGAAGAAGAAGTTGCTGTTCCTACCAAAAAGGTTGTTATATCAGTTCAACAAAGGCAAAGAGATAAAATCAACGAAACTATCGCAGTAGATTGGGATGAAATAGTTGATGGCTGGTGCGATGAAAAATACACTCAAAGTATCGATGTGTTTAAGTTGTTTAAGGCATATGATCTTAAAGGTTCATCTATAAACATGTTTAAAGATATGGTGATGCTTGAGTATCAACCAATTAAAGACGCGTATGACCAAACGTGTGAGCAAAGCATTGAAGCCTATAGCCATATCACTAAGCGTAAGCAGAATAAAATGCTTAAGGTTATGGAAGGTATCTTTAGTGATTTAGAACAATTAAAGACTGCTAATAAAGCAGCTAAAGTTCCAAGAGCTAAAAAGCCTAAAGCTTCTGATGTGCAAATAAAGAACCTTAAATATCGCACCGATAGTGTTGACGATAAGGTAAGTTCTATCAATCCAGTTATGATTCCTGGTAAAGACGTATTGTTTGTATATAATACTAAGTCTAAAAAATTAATTCAGTATAATACAAATTCAACAAAAGGGTTTGAAGTAAGTGGTACTACCATTAAGAATATCTGCGAAAAAAGTAGGCAAACTACTCTTAGAAAGCCAGGAGAAATACTGCCACTTATTTTAAATAAATCAATCAAGCAAATCGACAAACTAGTTTGGGATACTGTTACTACTAAGATCAGTGAACCCAATGGTAGAATAAGTGCCGATTGCATACTACTCAGGGCGCTATGATTATTGACTTAGAACAAAAAATTATGACAAAAAAGCGGTTCTCAACTGCCGTAGAACAACTAGTTGTAAAGGGAAATATGTCTTATATAGATGCAGCAACTTATATTATTGAAGAGAGGGGTATGGACTATAGTAATCTAAAGAAACTATTAACAGATTCACTCAAAGATAAGATGGAAGCTGAAGCAATAAGACTTAATTTAATTAGAGGCAAAAAGGGTAATCAACTACCCATTTAGGAGAATATTATGAGTAACGTTATTATACCATCATCACCAGCAGATGTTAAGCGAATCAAAGACTGTATTATTGAAATCAGTAATGCTATGACTTTGATCCAAGCACAAAAAGACTTTATTAAAGAGGCTGTTAACCTTTGCGTTGAAGATGTTGAAATTGATAAAAAGCATTTGAAAAAAATGGCCACGATCTATCACAAGCAAAACCTATCTGAAATCCTAGGTGAGATCGAAGATGTAGAAGCTTTGTACGAAGGAGTCATGGCTTAATAATGTTTGATTTCTTAACCGCAATAGTTAATGGGATTTTTAAACTAGCAGTCTGGTCTTTAATTACTGCGGTTATTTTAACAATATATTTATCAGAGTCAGGGGTTATACATTAATGGATCCATTTGAATCATATAAGTTATATAACGCGTTAAAGCTACACTTTGAGTCTGGTTACGATGCTGTTAAATATAACTTTAAGTCTAATGTAAGTCAAAAGACATTCTTTAAACGAAGAGATAAGTACTTCTTTGCTAAGCTAGCTAAGAAACACAATGGTAATCTAAAAGATTACTATATCTCTAACTTTAAAATGGGTCTGAGTTACATTGGTGACATGATGGATGATGATGGCGAAAGGAACTATAAGGATCACCAAAGGATACAAGAAAGTATTCATAGAGTGTTTTCAGTTGATATAAATAGATTACGAGAAGAGGATATTGTCTTTGATGGATTGTTTCAATCTGTTGATGGACAACTACCTCCACTCGTTAAACTATGGTTGCAAGAAGAGATTAGTTTAGAGACTGTTGTTATTCTTAACGCCATTTTTGGATTTGTACCTAGAGAATCTGTAAAGATATCGGACACAATTATGTGGCCTGATACTCAACGGAAGATCGAAAAGTATAGTCCATTCGTAAACTTTAGTCGTGATAAATGTATAAGTTTATTACAAAAAACGTTTACAAACGCATGAAAATGTGTTATAATATAACTTATATTATGCATTATGTGAAATACAATAGAAACGACAATTTTGTCGTAATACAACGCAATACGGAGATATAAAATGTCATTTGCAAACCTAAAGAGCTCGCGAGGCTCGTCAATCGACCAACTCGTAAAAGCAGCGGAAGCTGTATCTACTAAAACTGAATCAAAGAACTACGATGATGATCGGTTTTGGAAACCTACTAGAGATAAGGCAGGAAACGGCTATGCCGTAGTCAGATTTTTACCAGCTAAAGAGGGTGAAGACCTTCCTTGGGTAAGGTATTGGGATCATGGCTTTAAAGGTCCTACCGGTCTTTGGTACATTGAAAATAGCCGAACTTCAATTGGACAAGAAGATCCTGTTAGTGAATCAAATGGTTTACTATGGAACTCTGGTCGTGATGAGGATAAAGCATTAGCCCGGGAACGTAAGCGTAGGTTACATTATGTGAGTAATGTGCTAGTCGTATCTGATCCATCTAATCCTCAAAATGAAGGTAAGGTATTCGTATACAAGTTTGGTAAAAAGATCTTTGATAAAATCATGGATGTAATGCAGCCACAATTTGCAGATGAACAACCAGTAAATCCATACGACTTCTGGGAAGGCGCTGACTTTAAGATTAAAATTCGTAAAGTCGAAGGTTGGGTAAACTATGATAAGTCAGAGTTTGCGCAGGCTGCCCCTCTTATGGGTGGAGATGAAGAACAACTTGAGGGTGTATACAACAAACTACATTCTTTGGCTGACTTTATTGACCCTAAGAACTATAAGTCATATGATGAACTTAAAGCTAAGATGAATAAGGTGCTAGGCGTTGACGCTGGTCATGTAGCTATGGATAACAATTCCATGATGCAATCAGCTCCTGTTGTTGAACAACCAACAATGGCAGCGGCTGAATCAGCTCCTTTAAGTTCTAGCGATGAGGGGGAAGAGGATACATTGTCCTACTTTGACAAGCTAGCTCAACAGGGCTAGCCTGAATAGGCAACGGCGAAGTCTATAAGGATTGGGAGTAACCCGGTCGAAGAGCCATAACAATAGGAGAAATAATAAGAGTTTGGGACGAATCTGATAAATCGTAAACCAGACCACCTTTTCAAGGGATCCTTCGGGGTCCCTTTTTTTATTTCTTAGGAATATAATCCGGATTTCGTTCTCCTACTAATACTAATTCAGGTATCAGTTCCTTTCCGCCATCCTTTTTATCAACTTCAATAATATTACCTGTCTTAATCCATTTGGATGTCCAGTATACAACAGGACTACTATCCATAAGCATTTTGAAGAGTATCGCTAACTCTATTTTTAGGTTGGGTATTGACTATTGTATTTTGAACAGTAGACTTTTTACTGTTATCAGCAACAGCAACAGTATTACCTTGAGCCGCTGCTTGTGGCATTCTTAATTCTATATTTTCAGCTGATATAGTGATGATCTTATTACCAGATTGAGACTCTTCAGCTTGCACTTGAGAACCTGAACCAGATTGTAATTGTAATACATCACGTACTCTATTAATATTACTAACAGCTTTATCAACATCACCTGTAAGATTAGCAAGACCATCAGTTTCAAAGTTTTTGCCAATAGTAAGTTTACCACCCTGCAAGATCTTTTCAAGAGTTTTGGTATATTCTACCATTTCTTCAATTGCATCGTCCATATCAATTGATATATCACCCATCGTACTCATTCTTTCAAATACATCAGCAAACGCGGAAAACGCATCTGCGCCAGCTTGAATTGTCTCGGCCTTTTCGCCTACTTCAATTGCTTGTTCTACCGGACTCTTAGATCCAGTAAAGAATCCAACAATAGAAGACCCTAAGTCAGCAAGAGCATTGACACCTTTACCAGCACCGAATGCAGTTAGACCAGCACCTAGGGCAGCAAGAGATCCAGTAGCCGCTAGTGTTCTTTCTATATCAGCGCTATCGCCAATAGTTAATAGTGTATCGACTTCGCGTTTAATATCTTCAGCAAAATTATCACCAGCTGTAAATTTAGTAAGAGCATCTGCAGCTCCAGCGCTGCCTTTACCTATTGCAAATGCAACTAAACCGGCTGATAGAGCTGTCATAGTTCCTACAAATCCACTAACATCGCCTTTAGCACCAGTATCAATCGATAGCAAAGTCTCTACTTCTTTCTTGATATCAGCCGCAAAGTTATCACCTTGAGTAAATTGAGTTACTCCATCAGCAACTCCTGATCCAGCTTTACCAACACTAAATAAAGCTAAGCCGACTCCTAGACCTGCAAGCGTTGCAACTAAACCGGCTGTATCTTTAGCTGATGCAGTATCTATTGATAGTAAAGTTTCTACTTCTTTCTTAATATTGTCTGCAAAGTTACCTTCACTAAATGATGATATTGCAGTACCAACACCGTCTGCGGCTTTACCTATACCAAATGCCGCTAGGCCAATTCCTAGACCAGTTAATGTTGCACTTACAGCTGCAGCATCTCCACCCATGCCTGGTATATCGCTTATCGATAATAGCGTTTCAACATTATCTTTTATGTCTTGAGGCCAATCACTACCTTCAGAAAACTTAGCAACAGCCTTTGAAGCGCCTTCGCCTAAAGTAAAGGCAGCTAAGCCAATTCCAAGAGCTGTCATAGTTGCACTTACTGCTGCAACATTACCTACAGTCATTCTATCAGATTCAGCCATTGACAATAGATCATCAACGTTTTCTTTAATCTTTTTGGTGTCTAACTCTTCCATCTTGCCCATAGCATATGTAAGACCAGCTGCACCTATACCTACACCTGCAAGTAATGCGCCAGCGGCCATAGCAGCTCCGCCCATCATACCACCGAGCTTGCCCATCATACCAGGACCAGATTTACTATCTGACTTATCGTTATCGTTAACTACTATACCACCATCTAACGACGCTCTAATATCTTCGAATAGAGATAATCTTTCCATCTCTCCTTCTGCATCAGAAAGCCTATTAGCGTCCATAGCTTCGAAGAAGTTTTCAAATACTGTTGATATACTCTTATTCGTCTCAAGAGCAGATGTTTGCAGTTTCTTCATTTCCAATAAATGACGTCGTGTATTTCTGCCATCACGTTCAATCTCAATGGTTGACTTATTATTAGCCGCCATTAAATCGATTAGTTCTTGAAATTGCCCTGTGTTATCATCTGCCATGAGTGTCTACCTTTATTTTTTGTTAAATGCCTGAGCCCCAAAGAATGCTGCAACAATACCAGCAACAGCTACAAAATATGTAGGTGCCATACTACCTAGAGTTGCTTGCGCTTGGTCTAAACCAGCTAATGATGCTAGTACTACAGCAAAAGGATACAGTAACATACCACCTAGTGCAAACCAAGCCATTGATCTTTGTGCATCTCGCATAGCATCTTGATCATCAAGCTCTTTACGCTTAAACTCAAGATACATAGCTTCTTCTTCTTTGGATACCTTGCCATCACCGTTGCTATCTGCTGGGTGATGTCCCTTTGTTTCTTCTGTCATTATCGATTCCTCTGTTTCATTTTTCGATTTTCTTCTTCAATATACTGATGTAGTAGACTAACGTATATTTGCCTTTCCCACGGTAGCATATCTTCCAATTCTGTCAAGCTGTACTTATGATGTTGTACTAATGCAAAGTTTGTCTTATAATAATTGGTCAAGCTTTCGTGAGAAAGGCCTATGAAAAAAAACTTTGCAGACCCTTTAACTCAATCTCATTCTCTTCTTTGCATTTGTGACATATCAACTTAGTCTTATACTCTACAGCTGGAATGTCTTGAAAGAATGCTTGCACCTTTTTAAACTGTGCTGAATTTAAGTTGTCAATAAAATCAACTAATTCATCTTTACCCATCTCATCTCTATTGTATACTGCATCTGCATCAAATATACTTTCAATGCATTCCATTATTAGATCCATTAAACCTTCAACTGAGTTTAACTTTGTTGCATCAATACTACCAAATGTCTTAACTGAAGGCCACTTCATTTTAAGACCTACTTCATCAGTTATCATTACAACATTACTTTTATCACTAATATTTGTCATCTTAACGTCATTAACATTAACAACAAGTGGATTTAACGTATCGCACTTATCGCACTTAAGCTGTAATTCCATATCCTCACCAACTGATTTACCTCTTAGTTGTAAGAACAAATATTCTATATCAAATGTTGTTAGATCATCAACGTTTTCAATTGAATAACACGAACTAATAACATTCCGTACTGATTGTGCAATTTGTCCAGGGTCACTGGATTCTAATGCTATCATTAGGACCTTTTCTTCTTTTACTAAGTAAGGTCTCATATTTAGTTTTGCACCTGTTGACGGTAAATACACGTCATACATAGGTACGTTAATCTTGGGTAAAGCCATTCTATTCTCCTAATTATAAAAAATTATATTAAATCATATTAACCAAGAAGCGAATTGAGAACCGTTCCTGCTGTTGAGAACGCGGTATCCACAATATCTTCTGGTACGTAGTTTTCGTAACTCATTGTCACTGTCATTTTCTGAACGGTGTTTTCACTGTTGTTGTCCAGATTAATTGCACTGATTGTTGTAGGGAAAGCACCCTCCAGTTTTACAGCATAAACTGGGATATTGTTTTGATCTAACTGTTGTATAACAATATCTGTAACGAAATCTTTTTTGTATCCGGCCCTATAATTCTCAACATCGAATATACCAGTAGACCATGTATCAAACATCTTTTTGACATAGTAATCATTAGTAAGAAGAAAAGTCATACTGATATCTTCATTGATAACTGAGTATGGGATCTTAATTGCTTGTCGTTCAGCAATATAGTCTATAGTACTAATTTGTCTACCAGGAAAGCTAACAGCTTCGCATAGTATAGAGATGTCTCTTGGATCTGGTATAAGATTCTTTGGTGATCCACCACTAATAGCATTCTTTGCAAGGTCACCAATTAAACTACCAATATCCTGATTAAGTAATGACCTAACGCTGTTGGCTGTAGGAGGAGTAAAGAATATTTGAAAGCGATTTTGCATTGCAAGACCACCCTTCTTAGATATTACTGCTTTAAGGTTGTCTATACTGTTCATGATGCGTATTGTTTCCTTGAGTATCTCCAAACAGATTCGGCTTTAACGCCTTTGAACTGTTCTGTTGGTAAGAATATTGCAATAGGCCATTCAGTCATAGGGACACGTACTATACGTGACTTAACATGGTCCATTAAGTAATGCTTAAAACATGGTGCAAATTCTTTATATTTCTTAGCACCTATTATAGTTGCATAACGTAGTTTCTGCAATCGTGTAGTATCATTCATAGTCTTAGGCGCTAAATCCATCATTGCATCTAAGAACCGAGCACGTACTCCTGGTGATAGATAGTGCAAGTTCAGTCCATAGAAACCACCAGGTGCTGGTTCTACCATGATTGCTAGAGGGAATCTATCATAGTATGGTAGAGTTGCTTTGTGCTTAGGATCATAGAAATACATCATCATATCGCCAACTCTTGGCTTTGTTGTAGGTTCTAATGCTGTATCCTTAAGCAACGATCGTGGATTAGTATCGCCCAACTTCTTAACGTTGCGCTTAAACCAGTTCTGAGCATCCTTAGTCCTAGGTGTTACCCCAGCTCTAAATGCTTGCGATTGTAGTGTATCAAAAAGTGAATTTGCCATATAACTATTTATAACTCTTCTTCGATTCGTTAATCATCTTAACACCGATATTTTTCAAGGTGTCCTCAGTCCATATCTGAAACTTCCATCCACGTGACTTAGCATAGTGCTGAGCTGCATTCCATTTAGATGTGTTCTTAATATATGTAGTAACTTCAGCAATATACTTCTTAGTCTTCTTACGAGTACTCTTAGGTGGTATAGTCTGTTTCTTAGGTTTGATTTCAACAAGGATAACTTCACCATTAGACATCTCAATCAGCATATCAACAAAGTATCTATGCATTCGACCATCAGTGTTGCACTTATATGGTATAACAATCTCTTCGCTATTCCATCGTACTATTTGTGGATTAGCCTCAGCCCATCTCATTGCATTACGTTCCCATAGAGATCTATATGTTACCTTAGTAGGATCTCCAGCATATTTCTTTTTGTTCTTTACTGTGTATTTACCCTTGTAAGCGCTTGCGTAAGCCATATAAATAGTTCTATAGTTATTAATGTATTAGTATTTATATAGGTAAACAAAGACATGACAATCTTAACATTCCCTGAGACACTCAGGTCAAGAGTATCCGAAGATGGATTTCCACACGTATCTTTCTCAATGGCAAGAAAAGGAGTTCCTGAGTTCACTCAGATTCACTTGTTCGTCCCAGTGGGTATAGGATCTAATGACGGTATGAACTACGGGTCTGCTGAATTAGGCATTGGAGGTATGGTTGCAAATGCTGCAGTAAATGGTGAAAGCGTTACTGGAGCTGACGTGAAATCGAATGTCATCAAAAACGGGCAAGGCTTTCTGGGTTCTGTTCCTGGCATTGGTGGATTTGCAAAATCAGCTGAACTGAAGAGTGGATTGATAGTTAATCCCTATACTGCAACGACATTCGAAGGAGTCAACGTAAGACAATTCGAGTTTGCGTTCAAACTTGTACCTACATCAGCTGCAGAATCAGTAACAGCTCATGATATAGAAAATGCGTTTAGAAAGTATATGTATCCAAAGGATATAGGTGCAGGATCATTAGAGTATCCACCTACGTTTCGTATCAAATTCATGGCTGGGGGAAAGGTCAATAAGTATATGCCAAGAATCATAGATACATACCTTACCGGAATGACCGCGAGCTATAATGCAACAGGCAATTCCTTTCATGCAAACGACGGTAAGAAAGGAGCTGCACCAGTAGAAGTAGAT